AAACAAGCGCCGTGCAGCACTTGCTGATTCTTTCTCAATGATTAAGTTGCGCCCAATTAATGCGTAAGAAGCGCCCGTAGTAAATGTTTCAGACGAAACATAGTTTACAGCCGCCCATGCGCCCGCGCCCGAAGTACCGCCAGCGATATCGAATTGATCAAGCGTACTAGCAGCACCGCCTCGGAATGAATAGATATATCGCGAATTAAGGATTGCAGATTCATTACTCCAATTTGAATCACCTGTGGCTAAAACCACATTCGC